TAAGCCAACGATCGACCTTGAAACCCTCGGCCTGATCCCAAAGCAACCTAGCATCAACCGCCGCGCCTGAAAGGCACACCATGAACCAAACGCCAGAACAAAGTCCATACCTGCCGGGGACTAAAATCCAATTCGCATGGGACAGCACTTCCCTCGGGCGGCTTAAAACTTGCCCGCGGCTGTACTACTACGAACAGCTTGAAGGCTGGTCCACGCGTAACGATAATATCCACCTCCGCTTCGGTATCGAATACCACCAAGCGATGCAGGACTACGAAACCCTCCGCGCAGCGGGTGCCGATCATGACTTCGCTGTGGAAGAAACCGTCCGCGCGCTTCTTCTGCGCATCGCTGATTGGGAGCCGGATCAAATCTCCAACGCGAGCCGGTACAAGAACCCGCATTCGCTGGTCCGGAGCGTGATCTGGTACTTCGAGCATTTCAAAAACGACCCGGCGAAGGTCGTGATGCTGAACGGCAACAAGCCTGCAGTCGAGCTAAGCTTTCGCTTCGAGCTCGACTGGGGTCCGACCGAGGATCAGCCCTACGTCCTCTGCGGCCATCTTGACAAAGTCGTCGAATACAACAACGACCTGTTCGTGATGGACTTCAAAACCACGACGACAACCCCCGGCCAACATTTCTTCGAAGGCTTCCAACCAAACAACCAAATGACCCTCTACACCCTTGCGAGCCAAATCATCCTCGGCTCGCCGGTTAAAGGCGTCATCATCAACGCGGTTCAGCTTTTGCTAAAGCCTGAGGGATACGGCACAACCGCGTTTCAACGCGGGTTCACATACCGCACACCGGACCAGCTTGAGGAATGGATCGAGGACCTCCACTACTGGTTCCGCCTCGCGCAAGCCTACGCCAGCGCCAATTACTGGCCAATGAACGACACGGCCTGCGATAAATTCGGCGGCTGCCGGTTTCGTTCGATTTGCTCAAAGAGCCCGGCCGTCCGAGATAACTTCCTCCGCTCAAATTTCACTCAACTCCCGGAGAATGAAAGATGGAACCCGCTCCGGTCACGATAGAAACATACGTGATCCACACCCGCGTACTCAAGATCAGCGAGAAGAAAACCCAAGAATACGTTTCAGGCTACGGCAAGGACGCGGTGTTCCACACAGCCAGCCTCGGCTGGTTCTTGTTGGCCGAAGGCTTTGGCGAAGCCATCTGCCTCGGGCCTAACAAACCAAACCTTTCCGAAGGCGACAAGATCAAAATCACAATCCGGAGAACCAGCTAATGCCCTCGCTGTCTGCGCATCAATCAAACGACTTTGTTAAGCTCCTGCTGCTCGGGGACGCCAAGTCAGGAAAGACCGGCTCGCTTGTTTCCCTCGTCAAAGCCGGGTACAAGCTCCGCATCCTCGACTTCGACAACCTCCTCGACATCCTCAAATTCTTCCTTGAAAAGGAAGGCGATCCAGCCTTGCTTGAGCAGGTCGAGTTCCGATCCCTCCGCGACAAGCGCAAGGCAACGCCGCTAGGCTCTGTCGTTGACGGCCAAGCGAAAGCCTTCGTCGAGGGCATGAAGATGCTCGATCACTGGAAGTACACCGATGACGACGGCACCGCGGTCGATCTTGGAAAGCCCAAAGACTGGGGACCAGACACAATCCTCGTGCTCGACTCGCTATCCCGCTTCTGCGATGCGGCTTATGACTGGGCCGAGCCGCTGATCCCAGCAGGCAAGTCTGGTGAGAAAGACCTCCGCGCGGCATACGGCATGGCGCAGGACGCGGTGGAAAACACCCTCGCGCTTCTAACCAGCCCAAACTTCCACACGAATGTTATCGTGATCTGCCACGGCACGTACATCGAGCTCCCGGACAAGACGACCAAAATCTTCCCACAAGGCGTGGGGCAAAAGCTGTCGCCGAAGATTCCGCAGTACTTCCCCAACTACATCCGGTACAAGAACATCAACGGCAAGCGTATCATCTCGCTTAAGTCCGATCCGATGATCGATCTAGCGAACACAAAGCCATACGCGATGCCGGAGTCATTGCCCATTGAAACTGGTTTGGCCGAGTTCTTTGGGCATCTCCGCCAACATCCGGGCCAAAGGAGAAAAGCATGAACACCTAACCGCGCTTGATTAACCTACCGTCAACTAACTGAGAGAACCCAAACCATGAACGACAAGTCCTTCACATCCATCCTCGACCGTCCTGCAAATGAAATCGAACGCCCGAAACCGCTGCCTGTCGGCACCTACAACACAATGCTGCAAGGCATGCCGCGCTTTGATAAGTCCCGGCAGAAGCAGACGCCTTTCGTCGAGTTCACGCATAAAATCCTCTCGGCCGACGAGGATGTTGATCAAGACGACCTAACCGCGTACCTCACAAGCAAAGACGGCACTGTCCGTTCCCTCTCGGACGTGACAGTCAAGAACGTCTACTACATCACCGAAGGCTCCGCTTTCATGTTGCAAGACTTCCTCCGGAACTGCGGCTTTGATGTTGACGCCGAGGACGCTCCGCCGATGCGCCAGCTCATTGAGGAAACGCCGGGTCGGCAGGTCAAGATCACCATCCGCCACGAAGCGTCGCAGGACGGGCAGTCTGTCTTTGCCCGTGTCGCGGGCACTTCGGTGGCTGAATAACAACCCACGGGGAGGGCTTCGGCCCTCCCCATTCACAAAAGGCAATGCCATGAATATCATCCTGTTCAACGGCGCCCCGCAAAGTGGCAAGGACACCGCGGCGAAGATCGCGGCGGAGTACATCAAAAATTCGCACTATGATCGCTACTGGCCTTTGTTAGAGAAATTCTCCTACCCGCACAAGCGCGCTTTCGATGCCACGTTCAAGGGCGCCTTAGGCGGGATATCCTACGAACACAACAAAGAAGAAACAATCCCCGCCATCGGCGTCAGCTACCGCCAGTGGCAAATCGACTTCTCCGAATCCTTCATGCGTCGGCTTTACGGCAAGGATATCTTCGTTCGGCTTTTCCTCGCGCGGTGCGGAGGGTACAACCCAACCATGTTTATCCCAATCGTATCCGACTGTGGCTTTCAAACCGAGGCCGATGAGCTGCGCGGGCACAACTGCCTGCTGTTCCGCATGCTCCGCGAAGGCTGCACTTTCAAAAACGACAGCCGCGAGTATGTTGAACCTGCGCCGGGTTGGAAGTTTCAGCCCGTGCACAACAACAGCACAATCAACGACCTTCGCAGGGCTATCACAAGAACCATCGAAGAGTGGATCGGCGAAACCCTATGACCCCTCCAATCTTCCTTCTAGGCGAAGCCTTCGGCCAGAACGAAGCCCGGATCGGCGCGCCGTTTGTCGGCGCTAGCGGCATTGAGCTTCTTCGCATGCTCGATGAAGCCCGTGTCATCGCCTTAACCGGCGAAGATATCTCAGCGATTTCCCAATTCTGGCGCGATGGCAATCCCGTAAACATTGACATGATCTGGCGCCGGCATCCGAACCTGCACCGCTGGAATGTTTTCATGCTGCATCCAGAAGGAAACAAAATCGAAAACCTCTGCGGAAGCAAAGATGAAGGCATCGCCGGATACCCCGCGATAACAAAATCCAAATACCTCCTCCCTGAATACGCCAACCACCTGGAGCTTCTCGGCAATGAACTCATCCGAGTTAACCCTAACCTTGTCATCTGTTTGGGTAATGTTGCTTTGTGGGCTCTCACTGGTCAAACGGGAGTCGCAAAGCTCCGCGGGACTACGTTACTATCTACTCGGATTGTGGCTGATTACAAGCTACTTCCTGTATACCACCCTGCTGCTATACTTCGTCAGTGGGAGCTACGGCCGATAACTATCCTCGACCTTGCGAAGGCAAATCGCGAAGCAGCGTTCCCGGAAATCCGTCGTCCTCGCCGGGCGATTTGGATCGAACCAACCCTCGAAGACATCGAAAGGTTCATCAATGAACACATCAGAGAGACTGACATTGTTTCTGTCGATATTGAGACAATCGGCAGACAGATTGAATCGATCGGCCTTGCACCACGAGCAGATTTGGCGATCTATATTCCATTCATCGACCGAGCAAGAGCAAGAGCGTCTTATTGGTCTAGCGACAGCGCTGAACGACGCGTTTGGGAGCTTGTTGGTTCTGTGCTCAGAAATCCAAAAATTAAAAAAGTCTTCCAGAACGGGCTTTACGACATAGCCTTCATCTGGCGAACAATGGGCATCCCAACCTACGGCGCGGAGCATGACACAATGCTCTTGCAGCACGCTATTCAGCCGGAGGCATTGAAAGGCCTCGGCTTCCTCGGCTCAGTCTACACCGACGAAGGCGCGTGGAAGCATTTCCGTCGAACGCATACGTTGAAACGGGATGAGTAGCATGAAGGTCATTCACACAGATGAGATAAACCCTGAGCAGCTTTCCCCTTCTGAGCGGGAAGCCGTTTACAACGGCCTCGACTGTTGCGTCACACGTGAGGTCCTTGACGTGCTGCTGCAACAGCTCGATCAATACTCCAGCAAAACCTACAACTTCTTCCGCGCTTTGCAGGGGCCGGTGTTAGAAATGCGGCTGCGCGGGTTACGTGTTGATCAACGTCGGAGACAGGAGGTTATCGAAGAATACTTCGATAAAATCGACCGCCTCGAACGCCAGTTGGAAACGATCGTCTTGGACGGCGTTGGAATGCCCAGCTTCAACTGGCGGTCGAATGCGGACCTGCATCAGCTGTTCTACAACCGCCTAGGCCTCCCACCGGTCATCCGCAGCGGCCGACCGACGGTCAACCGCGATGCGTTGGAGCGCCTGACCGAGTACATGTCCGCGAAGCAAATCGTCAACCACATTATCAAGATGCGCGATCTGGCAAAGAAGATCGCCGTGCTCCGAACAGAAACCGACGACGACGGCCGGATCCGCACCTCCTACAACATCGCAGGAACAAGCACCGGACGCTTCAGCTCAAGCTTCACTGAGTTTGGCTCCGGCGGAAACCTGCAAAACATCGAGGAATCCCTCCGCTCAATCTTCATCGCGGATCCCGGATACAAATTCGCCAAATTCGACGGGCAGCAGATCCAGTCCAGAATCGTCGGCGCGATCGTTTGGCATCTCTTCAAAGATGGCCGGTACCTGGACGCTTGCGAGTCCGGCGACCTTCATACAGCCGTCGCAAAGATGTGCTGGCCTGCACTTCCATGGACAGGGGACCCGAAGAAGGACAAAGACCTAGCAGAGACACCATTCTACCGACACTACTCCTACCGTTTCATGTGCAAGAAAATCGGCCACGG